CAATCATCTTGATGCCGTAATCAGCCACAGCCCTGCGTTCCTGTGCTGTATCCAAGTTAGCTACCATCCTGAGAGCCAGGTCCAGTAGTGCCTTCTTATCCGCTGGCAAAAACTTCATCAATAGACTTAACATCATTCCTCCTATCTCGTTATATCAACATTTTCATAAACAACATCGGCTGGTGTGCGCCTCCGTCTGTCTGGCTGTATGGTTATAACATCTTTATCGGCATCGTATTTAGTTCCCATGATATAAAACGTGCGTACATCATCTAAGGCTATCGGCGCAGATGCAGGTACTAAGTCTTGGATGCGCAACACCTCTCCAGCTCTAATCATATACTTTGGCACTTCCTCAAGTCTGCCACCAGATTGGGCTGTTACACGATAAACTCTACCAGAAATTTCAAAGCCCTGCCGTTGCCTTGGCAGACTTTGCTCTGCTGCATACATCGTGGCTGCATCTTCTAATGGGGCTGATGGTGAACTTGTAGGTAGTTTGAATTTCACTTCCCTCCGTGGATATAGCAATAGGCTCGCTGCGTTATCTACGGCAGTACCCAGCGTAGAACCCTGTACTGGTATAACTGAGTTACGCAAATCTAATACAGATTGTGTAAGACGCAGGTTAGTAAAAGACTCAAGCCAAACGTGCCAATCTATATCTGTAACAGTTCGTTTGAATAGATACGGCACTCTGTTATCCCAGATAGCAAAGAACCATACCGAATGGTCTGATGCTGATAGCTTCACCAAGTCGTTAATGCGAGCTTGAGGATATTCTTTAACAGATAAATCTATTCCTGCCAAATCAACGTCTGCTTCCTCTAGATTAGTTTGGTCGCTGTTAATGTCTGGACATTCCTCTGTCAGCATTTCTGCCACAATCTCGTGCATAAAATGGTTACTACCAGCAGACCAATCCGTATTGCCAGCTGAGGTATAGAACTGGTCAGCGCACGCGCTCCAGTACCCTAGACAAGTTACGGCAATGTGATGAACTGTCGCATCTACCAATATCTGAATGTCCATGATGCGACCTTCCCATACAAGTATCTGCTCATCATAGACAGTAACCCGATAGAAATGGTAACCCCTCTTACCCTCTCGTGACAGCCAACCCCATGCCTCCTCAATAGACATACTAATATTAAATGTGCAGGTCTTGAATCCCCCATTAAGGGCTGTCTCAAACATTAGATTACTGACCCTGTCTGTGACATCTACTAGCGTTGTAGGCGATGCAAGATTATCGTCATGGACTCGTACCTCTAAACCCATTATGCTCCCATCACCTGTAGGAATCTGGGTCTATATCTCACCCTCACAGTGAAGGTATCCCCCTTCGTCAGCGTAGAAGTACCTTTAGCCAAGAAATATATCCTTGTGCCATTTGGATGCGCTTCTGGGCTTCTGCCTAGCTGACCCGATGGGAAGGATTCAACCACATCAGACGAACTAACGAGATACAATCCCTTTGCTGGACTCATAGAATCTAGAAGTACATAATCCGTATCATTCCCTTTGGTCGTGTAGTTGCTTCCTCTATCAGTAGGCATAAGATGAATAAAATCTATGTACCAAGCAACTGTCTGCCCTGCATCATTTTCGAGATAGGATGCCGCTGATGGAGTTTCATCCCATCCACAATATATACTCAGCGTGAATGTTCCATCTGTCATGTTATCGGGTGTGCTAATAGGTGGAATTCTAACTGTGCCTAAATCTAGAATCTCACGATTGGACTCAGCACCTGTGGCAATTGCTTGGGCTGGCATCTCAACAAAACTTGCAGTAGCAGGAGTGGTCAGGTGTAACAGGCTAACATCTCCATACGTCCAACCCATACCGAACGCCCACTGTGCTGCATTGTGTGCATTAGAACCACCTGACACCCCGACCTTTACCGCAACAAGACATCTATATGTTCCCTTGGGTATCGTAGCCATAGCATAATCCAACCGATAGTATGCAGTTAATGTCCCACCAAGGGCTGACGCTCCGCTTCCGGGTCTTTCTGAACTAACCTTCCTAGCCGAACCATCACTATGGGATGAATCGCTTTCTGTGCCGTTATTAACGTGCGTGTATCCTGATACACCAACTGTTGTTACGTTCGTGGTACTTGCTTCACCTTCAAGATACAAATCATCATATTGCTGGCCAGCGTGTTTCGCACCTGCCCAGAACTCATCATGGTCTTGCCCTTCTTGTATACGCACCTGTAACTCAGCTGGCATATCTCCGGGAATATCCTCAATATCTATATAGTTACTTGTAGCCTGAGAATCATCTGCCTGATGGTTAGCAATGCTCGCACTACTAACCCATGCTGTCGGTACAGCAGAAGCCAGCACAGCAATCACATTATCTATGTACACCACCCCAGTTGCATCGGCTGCTGTAGCCTCAAGGCGTAGCCTTAGAGTTACCTGAGTAACACTTCCGGGTACTGTATTATTATTGGAGGTCAGCTTGACGAATGAACTGGCATTGACAGTTGTGGTAGCCACCTCAACGTCCGTGCCAGTGTTGTAGTCCAACTCCATAACAACCTTTGCATTAGACAGGGCATCCACTCTAACCCAGCATTGGAACGACCAGACCTCTCCAGCATCTACATCGGCAAGAACTTGGTTGCGTTCTATAACCTGACCGCTACCACCTGAATCGGTCATGGTTAATTTTAGGGAAGCAAGCCCATCTTTCTTGACGGATGTATCTCTTGCGGTAGTTCCTGTTGCTGTCTTGCTTTCAGTCCAATCAGCAAGTGCAGTACCAGCTAATTCAAATCCTGCGTCCAGTACAAAGTTCTGGATAGTTTCTTCTGCGCCATAGGCAAACGGCTCGCAGAGTAGATTTAAGACTCCAACTGCCTTAGTATTAACCCTATGCGTAACTGCAAACTCATCCCCGATAGTCAGTAGGCCATCCAAGACATGAAAGTCCACTTGGTTCGTGGCGTTCTCCCACTTCCTACGCAAGATAACCTGAGAACCCAACCCTGATATTGCATACTCCGATGCCCTTTCCAATAGGCTATGAATAGCGTTGATATTGGCAATGAGATTGTCCTGCGATGTTCCGCTAATCAGCACAGTAACAGTCACTGTGCGATTGTTATATACACGATTGGTTACATCGCTTCCGTGACGGCTCATATTCCTACCACCTAGCGATGTGCGCCGTGGAGGAACAGGTGCATTAAACGGCGATAGTGCCGTATAACTTGTTCCGTCATTTAGGTTGATTGTTGTATCGTCATTCTGTAATGACAAAGCCCAAGCCATATTTGCTCCTTACCCTCCCCCTAAGGCGTCTCTTATCCCCCATTGCATTGTCTCATCTTCATCGTGTAAATCAGCGTCCATTCTGTTAATATTCCTCCACTGACTCCTCTCTACTCGTTCGCTGACTGCTCGCCCTCCTCCTGTAATGGTTTCACTCTGTTCCATTAGCCAATTTATTCCAGCAAAGAATTTGTCGTGCGATGCCATAACTCCAGATTTAGCACCACCTACTCCTGTACCACCACCAAATCCAGTTCCAGCCCCTTCTTGGCCTCCGACTGCTACAGAGGTTGCACTTCCGGGTTTCGGGGCAGCAATAAAATCTGTCTGCCATGCAGATTCTACCTTTTGGGTAGCACCTGCTATCTTGTCTGAACCAAAGACCCAGTCATTAGCCGCTTCAAGATAATCCCCTGCGGTATTTTTGATACGCTGGCCTAACTCCTTGAACTTATCCCCCATTTCCTCAATATGCGGAATCTCTTTACCGAATATTTTGCCGAACTTGTTCACCCTGTCAATCATGCCATTGATTGTTTTGATGATATGGTCGATTACTTTACCCATAAACTCTGCTACAGAGCTAAATACATCTTGCGTTATATCTCGTATCCCGAAAAAGTTCTGTTGCCATGCTACTGCTAATGCAGCGACTGCTGCCACAACAAGACCAATCGGAGACAAGATAAGCCCCAGCCCTGCTGCTATCATCCCTAACCCACCCATAAGAGCAGGGAGCATAGAAATCAGCAACAGAATCGGCCCACCAATAAGTCCAAAGGCTGTTACCCCTGCTAAAACCATTGCAATCAGCTTAACAAATTCTGGATTCATCTCCTGTAGACGCTTAGCGAAATCCCTTAGAGTCTCCACCAAGGGCAGTAATATCGGTATCAAGGCTTTACCGATAGTCTCTTTCAAGTCTCCCATGTCGTTACCTAACTGAACAAATGGGTCTGCGTTTGCTTCTGCTACCCCACCTACTTTACCTAAAACCTTTGCAAGCCTTTCGGTAAAACCTTCTGTCTTATCGAAAGTAACACCAACGCTCTCTGCTTGATGAACTTGCCCAGCTAGTGCCTTGCCCATTGTTTTGGCAACGCTTTCCATCCCAAGTCCGGATGCTGACGCCGCATCCATAACAGCAGGTAATGCCAGCATAGCAGCATCAACATCACCAAGAATTGTAGTGAGAACTGTGAGAGTGCGAATCTGTTGCTCATCTCCAAAGTTGGTCTTGTCTTGGAGTGCAGCGGTAGTGCCAAGAATCTTATCTTTAACAGTATCAAAGGAAACGCCTGTATTCTCTATACTTTGACCAAGGGTCGCTAATGCCCTCTCCTGTTCCATAGAAGCAGTAACAAAGCTCTTGATAGCCACCACACCAAAAGCACCTACAGCACTGGCAGCAATACCTGCCGCCCTAGATACCTTGGTCAGACTTTCGCCAATACCCTTAAGACCAGACTTGGCCTTATCTGTATTAGCCTTTACATTTATGATTACTTCATTTGCCATGCTATAACCTTTGCGATATATTTGCTAACTGGTCTAATTTAGAATCATGTGTCTCACGCTGACCCTTATCTACATCAGCATCCCCTGCCAGATTTAGCACTGTCTGCGTTAACAGAATAGTGTCTATGTCCTCCTTTAATAACTGAGAAGGTAAGCAACCATACCTTTGGCACAGCCCATCTATCAGCCTTGCCTTCTGGAGTATCCACGGAGGGGTAATAACATTACCCTCTCTGTCGATGCCACCAGCTACTGCCTTCCAACGCTCCAGTTCTACTCTAAAGGGTCTGGGGGTTGCGTACTCACCTCCACCCATTGTTCTATTATTAGGTTGGCAAATTGCAACGGCACATCCTTCATGCCGTTTGCAGTTGCTGGAAGTGGCTGGCCATCATCATCTTCAAGATTCCATTCTGCCAGAACCTTCTCTCCAAATATCTCAAAAACTCGTAGCTGGTCGTTATTCGCTACCATATCTTGAATATCAATAAAGACACTCACTGGTACATCCAGCCGAACAACAATCTCTGCTCCTTCATAGTCTCCAGAGAAAACAAGTCTCGCTGTTCGCTTCTGGAGACGAAAACCTTTGCTCTGCGTCTTAACTACCATAATGCTCCCTTACGCCCACGTCGGCACTGTTCCGCCTGTGAGAACACATGGTGCTGTGAATGTCAGTTCTCCAGATGAGGAACGGCTGAGCGAGTAGTCTGTGAAGAACACTTCGTTGGGCAAGGTCTGCCCTGACATAACCAGCGTAACTGTCCGTGCCACAGATGTACTGCTAACTGTCGCAAAGACAGCATGAGACAGGTTAGACGCATCGTTAAATACGCCATTCAGCGTAGCACTAAAGTCAGCCAGAAGCAGAAGCCTCTCTATTGCTGACTTGTTTACTCCGGTTACATCCTGTACCCCTCTTGGGATTGACCAATCCACGGATGTCAGGTCGTTCTCTATTGACCTTGCAGACCCACCCGAATCATCTACTGCCACTGTCATAGTTGGTGCTTCTTTAGCCATATCTACCTCCCTATATTGCTTCTATGCGATTCTTCATTAAATTCATCTATCCACCTCTCTGCTTCCATAGCAGTTTGCTCTAAGAACAGAGGGCTTCTATTTACTGCGTTCTTGGTCAGCCATGCTCCACGCTCCAGTTTCTTATAGTGTGTGCCAGCCTCCCCTCCAAAGCATTGCTGCCCTACATCGAAATAATATGCGTTCAAATCCCCCTCTCTAATAACTTTGTATTTTCTAGACTTACTTACTTCCTTGATATAATCGTCCATGTCGCTTCCAACCAATACCTTAGTGACCCAGCCCATCAAAAAATGAGGGCAATCAACTTCTTCACAAGTTGCCTTCCTCCAATGACTCGACTTAGGCCATGTAGCCTGATAGATATTAGTACGCTGTATCATCTACAGTTTCTCCACGCCTGTAAGCGACTACGAATTTGGCATTGCTGAATGTCCCTGTTGATGTAATCCTCAAATATCTGTTCACTGTACCAGAAGCCTCTTTCCTTTCAGCAGCAGGTTCATTACCATTGGCAACTGCCGAGAAGCTAAGTAGGGTAGACCAGCTTGAGTTATTCGCTGAATGTTCAATCGTAATAGTAGGAGTACCGCTGTTAATATCTATCATCTGAAGATACGCTGCGATTCCGCTGCTACTACTCGCACTGTCATCCTTGGAGGACTCTGAGCCGGAACTGGATTGAGTAATTGCTCCTGCTGTTAACAGCACACCCCATTCTAATGGCACTCCCTGACTTAGACATTGGACGTTCAGCGTTAGTGCCTTGTCTGAGCCTTTAGAACCATCATAGTTAACCTGTTTTGCGACCAGCCCTGCTGCTGCCGAATCACTAGCAACTCCCCTGGTATACAGGACAACTACATCAGTCGTGGGCAAACCAGACAGTGCCGTATGTTCCAGATTTGTTCCATCATCGAACCATGACGTAAATGATATTTCTCCGCTACCATGCCCAGCCAACCTCTCCATCCCAGCAGACTCTATCACTGGTGTATCTAGCACCGCTTTACTACCAGATATAGTGTCTACGGATGTAATAT